TCTTCCTGGCTTTACGCCAACAATTCTAAATGGACTTAATTTATTTCCTACTGTTTTCATTTTTCTCCTATATATAAGATGGGATTATTCCCGCTGGACCACCAGGGCTCGAACCTGGGACATTAGAGTTAACAGCTCTACGCTCTGCCAACTGAGCTATGGTCCACTGTGCGCCCCTGAAAGGAATCGAACCTCTGACGCAGGCCTTAGAAGAGCCTCGCTCTATCCGCTGAGCTACAAGGGCATATAAGTATATCTAATTAGTATCGTATCCGTCAATATCTTCTATTGGTATTATTCCTTTTTCTTTTGCTATGCTGTATCCCTCTTTTGTAAAATGCATAGTTGCTTCTAAATTTTCATCATATTCAACATCCATTAATCCTGATTCAAAAAGATCTAATAGGTTTTCGTCGACATATTCCATGTGTGCTTCCCATAACTCTGGAGCTATTTCTTTTGTAACCGCTTCATTTAATTCAAAAACAGCTTCTCCGTCTTCGTTATACCCAGCAAGTCTTATAGCACCCATTTCGATATATCTTTGTATTTGCTCTAATGCTTCTTCGTCGTTCATATTTCTCCTTTGTGCACCAGGTAGGACTTGAACCTACGACTACCCGATTATGAGTCGGGGGCTCTAACCAACTAAGCTACTGGTGCCTAGTTGAATTATATATTTGTTGACTGATTATTGTCAATAGATTTCTCTACAATCTGTTGTACATAATCAGAAAAATGTTTTCTTATACTTCCTGGAGGTCTCTTTCCTGACTCATTCCATATTTTTTTATATTCCATTATGTTGTCAAACGTAGTAGGACATACCTTAATTCCATTATATTCTTTTAATCTAACTGGAAGAGGCACATGTTTTCCACAACATTTACATTCTTTTGCTTTATCTTGATATATGCTCATACTATTTCCATTCCGTCTAGTGCTTCCGCCAAACTTCTGGGCATCGCAGATGGAGCCTTAATCAAATTAGGGCTTTCCTGCTTCTCTTGATCCCTTTGCTGTTTTTTAATAGAGCTATAGGTGTGAACCTCTACTGCGCCAAAATCAGGCCTTGTAAGACTTATTGCATTATATATTGATCCGCACACCGCATCGGCCAAGTCCTTTGATCCTTTTCTTGGGTGATCTACTTTATCTCTCATAATTCTTAACTCAAGTAATTCATCTATCAATAATTTAATATGTGGTCCAGATAGTCTTTCTTCCAACACAACCATAGCCATATCATCGTAATGTTTTTTTGCCACAGATAGTGTCTCCGTATTAATTCCATATTGTCTTAATTGTTGCATCATATCGTGAGAGTTCCATCGGTCAAATGTACATATTCTTATATTAAAACCTCGTGATCTTAGAGACAAGATATAGTCTCTTACTTCTGCAAAGTCAACAGATTTATCTGTTGTTGGGGTCCAATACCTAACAGCATCAACTTCCACAATAGGTGCTGGTTGAGAATAATTATCGGTTACTTTTACATTAACCCACCTATTAATATGAGCCATAGATACAGCACAATGGTCATGTTTTTGTGCCAAGTCGACATGTATAAAATAATCTTTATCCTCTATGGGAACAAACCAGTCTTCAAATCTTCCAAACTGGTCTATTCCTAATGCTAGGTTGCTAAACGCTTTTTCTATCTTCTCACGAGATTTAAAGAATGCGTCAATTGCTTCAGGAGGCATGCAAGCAAATCTTCCTAATGCATCTACTGGGTCTCTATAGAAAGCTATTTTAAAATCCTCTATGCTTCTTGTTGGATTGACTTCCCACGTAGGTCTTTTAATGGCATATACTTTAGGATATCTATAAGACACAATATGGTCTTCGTCCCAATAAACTTCAAACTCATTGCCTTGCGTATCATCTGGTAAGTCTGGATCTATTTTAAATTTGTGTGACCTTTGTATTGTTTCTTTTTCTGATACAATTTCGTCATACCTTTGCTGTATATAGTCTTGTTTAAAACGAGGAAACGAAAGCAATATGACTTTACCGTAGTCTGGAAATCGAGAGTCAACTGATGCCCTATACATTTCATAAATACCGCTAGCTGTCTTAGCTTGATCGTGACCAGTTGTACTTTCTAAAGCAAAGCCAGATATCTCATCTAGCACCGCAACTAACACGTTATATCCTTCAAAAGCTTCTCGCTCTGAGTGTCCAGAATAAACAGTAACATTTTTATTGAATTTAATTTCAGAAGCTTTTTCAAAATACTTACCTATAAACCATGGAGAGCTAACAATTCTATTTCTAAATCCTTTAAAGAAAACATTGTTTGCTTGCTGTGCGTTAATAGCAATATTAATAATATCTATCGAGTCTCCAGGCGGTTTTCCATAATATGTAGCTGGGTCCTTAAGACACAATAGTAAATAAACTATATATGCTACTGATATTGTCGAGCAATAATCTTTTCCGCTACCTTTACCTAGCTGCGCCACTACCTCATTACAGGTTTGTTTATAGCGATCTTCGCCTTCTCTTTCCCCAAATAGTTTGACAAGAGTTGATTGTTTATAGATTTGTGAGCTTTTTTCGATAAGCGTATATTGGTACTCCGAAAGAGGGGGTAGTCCAAGGTATTCTTTTCCTGTGACAAATGTTCTGAGATCAACTGGTCTTTCATCAAATTCCTCCCCGTCTAATATATCGATGAGGTCATTAAAATTTAATTCCATTAAATTGACCACCATCCTCTAATTGTTCCACCATCTATAGGACATTTCCAGCTTAGATGTTTACCGCTTTCGTAATATTCTTTAAACAATTTACTATGCAATTCTATGTCAGGTTCATGAGTATCTTTTCCGCAATCTGGACAGATTGTAGAATAAACATATTCATAGACATGTCTACAGTGCTTCTTGCTCGTCATGTATCACTACTGGCTCAACGACACCTGTTATTTGAGATAATCTTTTAGCAACTTCCATCTTGCATTTAGGGCAAGTAGCAGTGACTTCTTTTAATATCTTTACAAGTATCTCTTGCTTTCTTTCTGTTTCCGCCAGTTGTGTAGCAAGTTCTGCATTGTCTAGCAAACCAACTTCTTGAAGCATTCCAATTCTTTTGCCTTCAATATCAGCAATAAGTTTTAGCGCTGTGGCCTTTACGTTTAATTGCCCTGCCTGGTCTGCGTCTTCTACGGTCTTCCAGGCTTCTTTAATGAGCATGGCATAATGTTGATCAGCTCCAGAGATAGCCTGCTTTGCCCTGTCACGAGCCCCAGAATCGTTTTTAACGACCTCTTTCCACTCGTCTATATACCCAATGACCTCTGCTCGTTTAAAACCCGTTACAGTGGCAATCTGGGTAGGATTATTGCCCTTGAGCAATTCCTCTACTACTTTATTCATGCGATCAAAATGATCTGCTAGTTCAATATCCATATATATACATTATACCATCTTAGTTGACTAAAATCATTCAGACCAAGATTTGGCTATTTTTAATAATACTAAATAACCAATTAAATCATCAATATCATTGTCTCCTGGATAATCTGTGCCCTTCATTAATCTATTTAATTTATCATCAATACGGACATGAAGCTGCTCTCTTGGTCCCGCCTTTGAAAATATACGCACAGGGTCTAGGGCTGAATTACCGTAGGCAATATTCTTTCTTACAAGCATGTGTGCAATTTCATGACAGGTTTCCCAAATTTCTTTACCCGCCTCTGTACCTACTGTAAGCAGGTATAGGTCCTCACATTTAAATTGTTGTGAGTCAGGGAATACTGGTTCAAGCATTATCCATCTCCTTGTATAACTGTTTAAGTCCTTTTAGCGTACCGATATCCATATATCGCCCACCTGGTTTTACCGCCCTAATATTTACACCATCCTGAATCCAATCTTTTAATTGTTTTCCTGGATGATCTAATTTTGGGTCTAAGTATCTTATCATATTCTTTCTGAATAGCATAGTACCCCACATATCTGGGTAATCGCAATTATCCACTTTGTCTTCCGAGCCTATAACTTTATTACCTGACAATAAGACTTGCCCAACACGCCCTTTAATATCTTCTCCGCACTCCCATACACCAAGAACCAAGTCTGCTTTGTCTTCTTTGGTCATGTCTTTATATATATTTACTGGAGCATTTAAAATATATGTGTCTGGCATTCCAACCATAACCGTATCATTACATTCTCCAATCATAAAATTAATTGCGTCAGACATTGTTGATGGTTCACGCACCATAAGTTTAATATTCATATCCATGTTTTGTACAATTGGAACCCACTCAGGTCTTGTAGCTATACGAACTTCATCACAAACTTCTAGCATTTGTTCAACATGCCACTGCAACAAAGATCTTTCGTCTGATATTGGCAAACA